TGCCGCCGCGATGGTTGAATAGTCAGCGGGTACATTAATCGTAACGTTATCCGCTATCATGCCACCAACAAGCGCCGCCCCCTTACCCGATGCGGTGGAGGCGAGGTCTGATACCGTGATAAACGACCAATTCGCGGTTGCCTGCGAAATGATTGTTATCAGGCTTTTGTTTTTGACCGTGATCGAATAACTTCCCGCCGCCACAAATAAGCGGGCAGGCTTTCCCTGATATGATGGATATCCCCCCAGCGTCCTGATCGGCTGTGTCGCTGTTATGGTTAGCGCCTCATCCCAATAAACTTGTATGGGATTGGCGATAGGGTCCATGTCGGCTGTTCCGATATAGATATACCCATTCTGTAGCGGCGCGCCGTTGGCTTCGTAGAAAACTGGCGTAGGAGTAGGAACCATGCTCATTGCGGCGCTGCCTCTATGGAGATCGTGGATGGTGTTTCACTGGTAGCGCGTCCCGCACCAACGACCGACGTGGCAGACACGGCTTCCTGTAACCACTGGCGGCGATGCTCTGGCGTTTTCAGGCCAAGAACGCGGGCGGCGTAGTTGTTATATTCCTTGCTGCCGATGAGGCGATTTATGGAGCGTTTGGTATCCTGCCCGGTGGCAGACTTCTCCACCAGTTCGCGGAATGCGTCGGATGATAGCATGCCATGAACCTTTTCAAGACTGGATTTACTCGATCCCTGCACCGCGTTCTGCACGGATTCACCTATTGCCCCAGCGACAGACCGGCCTGCAAGCCCGCCTGTTGCAACGCTAAGCCCCGCCTCCGCCACGCGACGCACTGCGCCGTCCAGAACCTTCGATACAAGCGATTCCGCATTTAGCGCGTTAAGGATGGGCTGATTTGACTTGCCTGTTTTAATGATGCGGCTATCACCCTCAGCCACCCTCCGCGAAATAGCATAGAGATCGGTAAGGATTTGCGAACCCTGCGGGCCAATGGTTTTTGCAAATTCTTTATAGATAGGCGCATTCTGGCGAAGTCCGCGATATACCTCTGCATAGCGCGCAAAGGAAAAGCCGCCATCAAACCCCTTTTTAGTTGTTTGCGCCATAAGGCCAGACATAAGAACGCCGCCACGCATATCCTCAGGAACATTAGCGAGGATTTTGCGGAGGGATTGGCCATCCCCCTTGCTTGCATTGCTAACTGCGCTCTTCAGTAAAGGGCCGAGATCCTTTTCAAGGTTGTCGCCAAAAACGGCCTGCATCCTCTGGCGGCCCTTAAACATCTGATTAAATAGGCTATTTGCGCCACGCTGTTTATCAGCAAGCTCTGTTCCGCCTATTTTCTCTATATGTGCAATCTGGTCATCCGCCAGCGCCGCATAATATTTTGCCAAATCGCGCTTAGACGAATCTGCCCAAGGGCCGACGCCACGATACAGAGCATCGCCTATGGAATCGCGGACCCTATTTAGATACGCATAAGTTGGATTTGAAACTTTATCACCAATCCCAAACGCTCCGATAAGTTTTTTCTCTTCGGATGAAAGGGCGGCACGTGCTTTTGAAAGACCCCCCAAGTCATCCACGAGCGCATTAAGCACTTCTCTGGTTTTAGAAACATCGACCGGAGTGCGAACATCAATAGCATCGTTAACGTCCACACGAAGCGCCTTCGCCTGCCTCTCAAGGGAACTGGCCGCGCTATCCATTCGGTTCATAACATCGGCGCTTACCTGCGCCAGATCAGGGGTGGCTTCTAAATTCTCCAATTCCTGCTCTGCTTTTTTGGCCACTTGCCTTGCTGCAGCATACCATGATCCTTCCGCTTCACTTCCAGCCTGCGACCGCGCCAGCCCGGTAATGGTCTTTAGTTGCGCGTCATCGCTCAATATATCCAGCGGTAGGTCAACCCCCATACGGTCAGCCGCAGCCTTGGCTTCAGGGTTAATCTTTGCCATCTCGGCAAGTTTCTTCTTTGCGTCCCGCGCGGGCTTACCCCTGCCAATAGCCTGCTTGGCGATAGTGCCAATTTCTTCTGCTGCTTCCGTGGTGAGCGGTGCGGCATCCTGCATAACCTCGGTAAGCACTTGCTCCATCGCTTCAGGGGGAACGCCCGCCTTTTCGGCGCTCGCTGCAATGGCTTCCTTTTCAGCCGTTCCGAATATCTTCTCACCAATCTTGCGGCCAACGACAGCCGCTCCGGTCCCCGTTAACGCGCCACCAACCCGATTGTCATTACTCTCGCCCGCCCCATAGGCCGCGCCGCCACCTATCTCGGCAACAGCGGCGGCTTTCGGTATGCCAGCAGCGCCAAGGGCTTTAGTAGCGCCCGCCATCTGTAAGGTCTGGCCAGCCACTTCACCAGCGAATGACGCAACAGGGTATTTCTCGCGCAATATCTCTTTCGCGCGCTGAACCTGCCCAGCATCCATACCGAGGGCCGGTGCCATTTCATCCAGCGCGCCAGATGTCAGAGCATTGGCAGCGTGGACAAAATAAGCGCCAGTAGAACTATTGGGATCAACACCTAGAACTGTTGATGCAGTGCCGCCCGTAGGATCAACTTTTGGCACACCGATGCGGCCCGCCTTTTCATAGGCGTCAAGGCTTTCTGGCAAAATGCTCTGCCCGTATTGGGCGGCAATGGCGCTCAATTCAGCAGGATCAACCTTGCGCGCGATAGCGTCCTCAAGCGCCGCCTTAAGCTCTAAATCCTTTTCAGACAGAGTTTGTTCGCCTGCGCTGGCTGCGGTAGTGGCCGATGTGCCAGTCGGGCCTGTGGGTAAACCGGACTTTCCGAGATAAGGCGCTATCGCCGCATCAAGATCGTCAGCCAAAGGCCCAGCCTGCAATTTCGCAGCCTCAATCTGGCGACGAAGCCTGCGGTTCTTGACCTCAATTTCGGCAGGAGTGTCACCATATTGTGGGAAGTAGCTCGAAAGTTGTCCCTCAAGCTGCTCTCGATTGTATGCTGCGCCGGTTCCAAGTGTGAGAAGCGCATCCAGAACATCAACTTGGCTATCAGCAACAATCCTACGATCAGCATCAGACAGCTTACGCGTGACGAGGCCACCAACGCCAACAGGCGATAATCCGCCACGGATTGATTCCAATATACCAGGTTCCTGCGATTGCGGGGAACGGGCCGTAACCTCAAGAATATCGGAAAATCCGCCCTTAATACGCGAGAGGAGAACAGACGCCTTCCCTTGAGCCTCCGTGCCTCGGTCAGACGATTCCTGCGCCCGCGCATCTGCGCCTTCTGCGCGTCCCTCAGCACGGTTAGCACGAGCTTCCGCAGCGGCCTTACGGGCCTCATCGGCCTGCACCGTAGGATCAGTTAGGATAACGCCGCCACCGGCCTTCTGCGGTGGCGCGTCCCATGTGACTTGTCCGGGGTCAATCGGCATAATCTACCGTCCCGTCTTCATATTGAATAACCCTGCGCCCGTCTGGTCCTGTGCCGGTGCGCATTATAACGCGAATCCCGTTCTTCTTGCGCCAAGCCTCAAATGCGCCCTTGCCTTTTTCACCAAGAGAACTTTTGATGACGCTCGCCTCTGCGGCAGTAATGGTCTTATTATTCGCAGCGCGCTCCAGAATTTCCGGTGCCGATTGATCGATTGGCGGTTTCTGCCCGGTTTCCTGCCAGCGTGACGCCCCAGGCGCACTAGCGGCTGGCCCTACATAGGTTTGCCCATTCCCGAGCGGAATAGAGACAACACCTCCACGCCCGTATTGCGCGAACTCGGTTGCCGCATCCTCGCCAAAGGTTTCCTTAATGAAGGCAAAATCCTTCTGGAAGGACGTGGCAGAATCAGTATCCTGCAAAGCCTTAAACCCATCAGGATCGACACCCTGATAAAACATCTTTACCGCAAGATCAGCGCCTTCCGGGTTTACCTCGACAAACCGCTTGGCGTCCTTAAACTGCTTGGCGAGATCGGGACGGCGCGCATTTTCCGCCGCCGTGGCATAGCGGTCGAATATCGCAGCAACTTCATCCGTCTTGCCAGATTTTTGCGCCAGGGTTGCTTCGCGAGCAGCAGACGTTAGCGTCGTCTTGTCCGCCTCGCCCAATGTCGAGCGATAGGTGTCCATCTGCTCTTTCATCTCAGGGAATTGCAGATAGAAGTCGGCAAACTTCTCGGTCGTGGGATTGGTGCGCAAGTCCTGAACAGCGGCCTGCATTTGCTGCTGGCGCTGCTGTGCCGAGCGCTGTTGCTCGAATTGCTGGCGGATCATTACGCCTTTAAGAACGCTTTCCACCGGGTTAGGGAGATTGATGCTGTAGTCGAATGCGGCCATTAGAATCCCCACTTCTTCATGGCAGTAGGACCAGCCACAGCCGCGCCTAAGATAGTCCCAAGCTGCCCTATCGTATTACCCCACGCCTGCCCTGAACCCAAAGCAGCCCCAGCCTTTGCAGATCCGATATTACCAAGCAGAGATGATATGTTGCTAGCCGATGTAATGCCAGACGATCCAACACCAGCTGCGGCGTTCTGCCCCAACTGCGTCAATCCACCCAATCGGCCATATTGCTGCTCAATAAACTGGTTGAGCATTTCCGGCCTAAACTGCGCCAGCGCACCCTGCACATTACCGCCGCGCAGCCCGCCTGTAGCGGAGGCGTTCTGAAGAATAGCATCTTCACCTTGGGCGAATAACGCCTGAAATAATGGGCTTTGCTCCTGCTGCGTGATAGCCTGTTGCTGAGATTGATCAGTGCCAAGGCCAGCAATATCCATCAACCCTTGCAGGGCCGGTGTTCCAGCCTTCACATAGGGATCGAGTAGGGCGCGCATTTCTTCACGCGCGGCGCGCTGTTCGTCAATACCAGACTGCGCGGCAGCCGCTTCGTATTTACCTGCCTTCTTTGCGGCAGATGCGCCGATAACGCCAGATCCAATCGAACCAACCGCCCCAATGGCCGCTACAGCAGGACCAGGCATCAGGAAAACTCCTTAACATAGTCGCTATACGGCTCGCCATAGAGCTTCATCGCTTGACGGCACACGTCAAGGGCCACCTCCTGCCCGTGCACAAGCTGGATCACGGCCAGAACAATATCATAATAGCCCGCGCGCCAGACAAAACTGGTTTCATTAGCCTCACCTGCCCGCTCCGCATCGTCGGAGGCTTTCCATTTCAGGATAGCAGTAGCCAAAAGAGGCAAAAGCGTCGGCGCATGGCGCAAAAAGAACGGATTAGACGGCATGTTGACCAATGTGTCGCAGATCGCAACGGTAAGACGGTCACGATCAGGAAAATCACCATCAGCCATGTCGTCGAAAATCTGAATAGCATTGAATAGCGCCATGAGCCATTCACGCGCGTCATCGGGAAGCGCAAAGCCCTCTTTCAGATTCTTGGAAAGCCAGAACTCAGCGCTCATTGCCACCCCGCTTGGATGTTATGGCTACTGGCTGCCGTTCTGCTCAGTGAGCATATTTTAGCAAGCTTTGGAGTAATATGCAAGAGGTGTGCCAATATCACTCCCGCCCGTAGATCGGCTGCCAGACAAAGCTGATTGTCTGTGATGCCGTGGCGGTGCCGACAAGGAACTTGCCCACCAAGGCGATAAACTCGCCCGGATTAACGAAGATCGGCGCATCGCCAAAATCGACGACAACCGGCCCAGCCTGTGGGCCTTGGCCTATCGCAGCACCAACCGGCCACGTCATGAAGCCCAAAGGAACCCTGCGCGGGGCTTTCGCAGCCGCCGCCTCCGCCGTGGCGAGAGATACCGCTGTATGCCCATAGGCAAGGCTGAATTGCAGCGTGGTGGCGGTCGTCGCCACCGCAGCGCCGGTGTTGACCGCATCAACCTTGATGCCGCGCACGACAAGCCTGCGGCCCTGCACATTCACCGTGCCAGCGGGAACCTGATAACTGCCCCAAATGCCGTCTGTAGCCGCCGCGACCGCCGCCGTAACCAAGCCCTGCCCCCCAAGGCCGCCCGGAAGGTTCGCCGTCAATGCGGTATTGGACGGAGCCGCCGCCGTGGGGTTTGTGCTGTTCACATAGGTTGCCAGCGAACCCATCGTGCCGCCAGACAGCCCCTGATAACTTCCGTAGATGCGCTGCCCCATGATAGAGGCAGTCAGAGCGATATTGGGGCCACCGATACTTATGCTATAGTCATTGAGGGTGAATGAGAGAGATGCACCCGCCGCGCCACCCGTGATGGCATGGCGCAGAGAAAAAGGGAGGCTTGCCGACATGCAGGGCTGCCCCTGCCCAGCCGGGGTTTCCAGAGAACCCAAGAGAACGCCATCAACCCAGAATTCCGTCTCTCGCTCATGTGTGGCAATGATGAACTGATATTTCCGGTTAATTGTATAGGCCCACGGCGTAGCAGGCGCGGAATTAAGAACGCCTGTGCTTGTCTCTGTGCCGTTGCTATTGATGATTCCCGCCAGACCAGCAGAGGTAAGACGGAAATATACACCATCGGTCGGGGCATAGGGGTTCGTCGTCGCAATGCGGCACATGCCAAAATCAATAATGGTATTTATCGTTGGTGCTGCGGTGAAGCCTCCCTCAACCTCGCAGTAAAGCTGGGATGCCCCCAAGATTGGGAACTCCGCATAGGTAGAAAAGAATGTTCCGGTCGTTGTTGTTGTGATGTTACCGCTGTTCGTGGTCAAGCCAGCGGCGGTCCATCCGTTTGTCATCGTCGTGTTGCGATAGGCAAACTTACCCGTATTTTGCGCCGTATAGTTGAACGTCTCGCAATCGAAGATCGCCTCATGGGCAATGCGCAGGCGGTAATCGTCATCCGTCTCAGGGGAAACAAGATAAGGCGTCCCACTTGCTTCCCCATCATCGTTCTCTGAATAGAACTTGATGGCAGGCACATCGGCGGGGACTGAGCCATCCGGCCCGATGACCTTAAGTTGTCGTGATGCCGTGACATCTGCCCCAGTGCCAGACAGCGCGCCTACAATATTGGTGTCCATCGCCATGACTTAACTCCAGCTATATTTCACGGCCCATTGGCCTTGCATCTTGTGTTCCGAGCGCGCGTAGATCGTCCCGCCAACCCCCGCCGTGGGCAGGCATGCCAGGCTTATGAATAGCGGCGCGTATCTATGATCTGCGGCAGTGTGATCTGCGGTTGTGCTGTCAGCCGCGAACCAGGCCTGAATGTTAGACCCGGCAATAACGCCGGTATCCGCAAACGTAACACTTGCCTCATTCGATCCGGGGAACGCGCCGAAGTTGAGTGTCGCGGTCGATACCGCACCTGCGGTTATTCCTAGGTTTATTCGCGCATCAGCCGCATTGTCAGCACCCGTACCACCCCGATCAACAGCAAGGACACCATCCCACCCCAATGTCAGCGATACGTCCTTCAGTAATGCAGTGGCAGGCGTCCCTCCAATTGTCAGTGTGATATTGGTATCATCAACCCTCGTGAGCGCGCCGGGAGCCTCAGCTACCCATGTAAGTGTGGTGCCATCATAATAGAGATAATCGCCATCATCCACGGTCGCAGGATCAACAGTCACCGCGTCAGAAACCGTGTCAAATAGGCGTTCGAACTGCTTGATCTGCTGATGGTCTTTAAGGAACGATGCGAGCTGGTCGCGAGAGAGTTTGAATCCAGCCATCAGAATGCCATCGGCTCAAGCCGCGCCTCTAGCCGAATAAAGCCCATATGCACATCACTGGTGCCTCTAAACCGCTGGATACGCCAGTTGCGCATAAACCCCTGCATGAACCACATTAGACGCTTGGCGCGTTCACCTGTCACACCAGCCGTTATCACCCTATCCTCTGACCATACTTCACCATCAAGGCTGTAACTGGTCGAAAGCACGGGAGTATCGCCAAACGCAGCGGAACCTGTCAAGCCGATCAATTCAAGGTCATTGAATATCACACCCCGCCCTTCGTTATAGACAATGACCGTTCCAAATTCCCAACGGACTTGAACGCCCCAATGGCTCGATACTGTCTTGCTGATAGTCCCGGTTGCGGCAGTCTGCGTGTCTCCGAATATCCACTTGTCATAGCACCAGACAAAATGGCGCGCGCGATATTGCTCAAAACCATCAAGCGATGATGTCAGCGTGAACCAGACCGGCTCGCCAACAACTTGGCTGGCAGCGCCGTCATAAACCAATGTCCGGTCAGGCAGATGCACATAAAGAAATTGATGAGCGCCATCGTTGCGCGCCTCAAGTTCCGCCGCTGCAAGCTGCGCCTCTGTATAAGTGCGCAAGACTAGGTTGATCTCATGCGTGGCGATAGGAACAGCCTGCGCATTGGCCCCAAGATAGATGCTCGGCTCTTCATTGAACCCGCCGCCAAGAAACGCAACCGCCTCCATGTAAACACAACAGGCCCGCGTTCCGATGCACCCCTTCTCGATCTGCGCGCCCTCAATCCGCTGGAAAGGGAACAGGCTTCCGCCGATATTATCAAAATACTCGATAGTGTGCCGGTTAAGTGCGACCGCCTCGTTACGCAGCTTTAGCAGCGCCTTAACCGGATCAGGGTCAGCTTCCGATGAACCGTATTTCAAAGGATTGATGGCAGTAGGATCATTCAGGTCCGTGACGACAAGAAACTCCCCGTCAGTCGTCATAAAATAGCCGTCGATCCATATCATATCGACAACCGTGCCAAGGTCAGGATCGGTGACTTGTGATAAAGTCAAGCCATCCCAATAGAACAGATCGCCAGCAGACCCTATGCCCAGCCGGTCGAAGCTGTAATCGAACGTGACAGGCCCACCGTCATCTCCGACATCGGCTAAAGTCGTAGCTGTTCCGTCTGCCGCTACCGAAACAAGACTACTGCCCATTACGCGGTAGCAGACGCCATTCCAGTTGATCGCGCCACGATCTATGCCGGGGCCGGTGCCGAACGATATAAGTCCATCGCCGGGGCGCAAATAGCCGCTACTGATCCCGCTTTCCTTGGGAACAGGAACCAAATTTACCGGGTAAGATGTCCGCAGATCAGGCGCGGATGAAGCGTAAATCCCGCTGATGATCGGAATTTGAACCATTCAAAGCATCGATCCCGGCGTAATGTAGAGTGTCCCGTCCGCAGCCGATGCAATCGTGCGGATGACCTTGTGCTTGCCCTTCTGGATATAGCGCACGATATGATGACCCGGCAAAATAGGGATGTCGGTTGTCACTGCCGGAGCGTCACCCGTTCCCAAATCAGCATTCGGATAATAGGTAATGCGCACAAAACCGATAGCCGTCGCGCTTGAATTAGCAATCGCCACCGCGCTGCAGTCGAAAGGCAGTGCCACTGCCGCTGTTGCCGATGTGGCGTTACTAACCGCCGATGTCTTGCCCTCAGCCGGGACAAAAATTCCGTTGTTCATTAGCCTACCTTCCAGTTTGTGCCGTCGCTGTAGCATGGAACGCTATTAGCGCCGCCTCCCGCTATGGTGGCGGCGAATGTTGCAGTGCTACTGTCTGTCACAAATGCCCGCGCACCCATGCCCGCCGTTGCTGGGTCAGGCAGTTCCGCAAACGTTACCGGCGTCACCTTAATATAGCTCGAAGCTGTCAGGCTGGTCCATGCGTCGGATAGGAATGTGATGAGTGTCGTCAGACTGAACTTGCGCGCATCCCCCTGTGATGTCGCATAGACCGGAACCTGATCGCCAGCGGAAAGCGATGTAACAGCAGTCAGTCTATTGATTGTCGTCATCAGCTAAACTCCAGTTCGCCGTCAGGCCCGGTTGTAATTCCATCAGAAGGCGGCGCTACAAAAGCCCGGTCATAATTCCAAGGCTTATTACCCGCCCCCGCTGGTAATGTTGATGGAAACTGCTGTTCGGCGGGCATTGCGGCCAGTGAAAGCAGGGTATTATATGACTGTTTCGCCGTAACCTTGGTTTCCGGCATTACCTGTTTACCAAATGATGGGGCTATCCGTATAGCTCCATTGGTAATGATAGCCGTCCATGCGCTGTCTGGCACCTCAGTCTCGGCGTCAAGATCACATCCTTCCGGGCTAGAGGGTATAGGATAACCAAGGCGGATGCCTCTGGCATTCCATTCCGCCATCATAGCATCAAGGCGGCGCATGGTCTTTTGATATTGCTCAGTCGGCATGTCGAAAGCATAGGACGACAAACCCAATTCATCGAATATCGCTTCGCAGAACTGGCGCTTTGTATAACTCACAAAGCCTCCGCGATCTTCTTGGCCAACGTATCATCCTTCATCAAGTGGATGCCGCGCAAGCCTAATTCCTTGGCCTTCTGCTCCATCTCCGCGCGCGTGGGCGGCGATACGTCATCAACCGGCTTATCTTTGCCCGCCGCAGCCTCAAACGTCGCATGCCATCCCTGAGCCGTCAGTTCTTCAAACTGTTCCTCGTCCGCGCAGCCGATATAGCGATACTTGATGCCATAACGATCATGCGGGCCGGGGCATTTGTAGAGATGGCATGGGAAAATCATTGTTCACCTCGTAAAGTGGGCGGAGTTGCCCCCGCCCTACCCTATCATCCGATGCGGTAAGTCACAAATGTATTTGCCGCCGTCTTGCGAGTGCGGAAGCGACCGGAAAGAACAGTCGTCACCGCAGCTTGTCCAACGATGGTATGCCCAGACGATGCCGTCACGGTAAAGGCGTTAGTGCCGCCCGTATTGATCGCCGTCCAATCAAAGGAATCGTCAACCTCCATATCCAGCACAGTGTCCATAACGGTGCCGGTATCGAGCGTTGCAGCGACAGCCGCAGCGGTCGAAGATGTAACGATGCCACCAAGGATCAAAGCCGCCGTCAATGTGCCGGTTGCATTGAGAGTGCCGGGGGCTGTCTGGTAGCCGAAGATGCGCTGGCGCTCGGTAATAACCGGACCTGTGCCAGTCTCATACCAGAGGCCGTAATCACCCGCGCGGATCGTGACCGATGTAGCAGCCGAAAATGCCGCTGTGGTGTTAGAACCTGAGCCGGTAAACACATTGATTTCGGCATCAGGGCGATTTGGGAAGCCCACGGTCTTGTCAAGAACATAGTGCCCAAGGCTGTACGTTGCGATTTTATCAGATGCGGCAACCGTGAAGGTGACCGCATGATTGGGAAGAATGTAGTTCGACATTATTTCGTTTCCTTATCAAGTGGGGGAGGCATCACCCTCCCCCTTGGTCATTACGGAACCTGATTGAACAGCAATACACCGCACTGCTCAGGCGCGGTCATCACCACGCCATAGCGAGCATCAAAGGCATAGGTGCTGACGAACGTGCTTTGGTCGAAGCTCTTGGTCACCACGATCTGTATGCCGTTCTTGGTCGTGTAGTTCATGGTCTGCACACCCTGATTGCTCGGCACCTCGTAGCGACCAGGCAGCAATTCAATGGCAGGCTTACGCCAGAATACATTGTAACCCGAAGCGTCCGAATTGAGGAACGTGATAGCCGCAGTTGCAGAAGGCGCCACATAGACATTCTGGTACTGCTCCTCGGCATCCGACGCGCCCTGATTTGAGACCATCGGCGGTGAGATAACCATCGTCGTGCTGGTCAGAACTTCCATGACGCGGAAGGTCTTCAACTGGCCCGTGCGCGTTTTGCGAACGTGATGGACAGCCTCAACTCCAGCGACAGTAAAGCAATCGCCAGCCGCAACATTCGTGGTCGAACTAACCGTGATCGTCTGATAACGGTTATCGACATTACCCGTATTGCCATAGGTCGATTCGGTGCGGGTTGCGCGCGGCACATAATAGTTCGCCGCCGAAGCCTGCGTGTCGATAGTGAGAGAACCGCCGCCCGCCGCAGCAGCGATGCGGTTGCCGGTATCGAGTTTGAACGTCTCGAAGTTGGCGACCGGGCCGACGTAAGACTTCTCATATGCCGTAGTCGGCTTGCCCGTCATGGTCGAGCGGGAAGCGAGATTGCCTGCCATCCCGTTATAATCACGAGTGTTGAGCATCATGTAGCGAGAATCCGCCATAACGCCCATCTCGTTCATAACGCTCTCGCATAGTGCGATGTCGTCATAATCACCAGCAGCGGTGCTGATCGGCACAACGATGGTAGCTTGGTTGCAGGCCGTGTCGAGAACGTCGCTATTGACGCGGCTGGCGATGTAATTGCGCGAAGCAATGCCCAAGGTTCCGTCTGCCAACGCATCACGCAGTTCAAGCGCGGTAAGCTGGAAATTGTCATGCGGCTGCTTGTCGAGAACGGCGGGCACGGACAACTTGGTCTTGCCCTTGATCGTGATGTCGGAACCGATGATACGGTCACCACCAACCGAAATAACCTGCTGCGGGCGCCAGATGGTGTCGTTCGTGCGCTCCATCAGAGTGCCGTTGGTGCCGAAAGTATTGACGTTCTGCGAGGCGACGAGCTGGTCTTCGAAACCCTCGAAGATATCCTCGAACATCACGCGCTCTTCTTTGTTAAAATCATTGACTGCCATGAGATAGCTCCTGAATGGCGAGTTAAAAAAATGGCCTAAGCCGGTTTGTCTAACTCACCCTTCAGAGCAAGGTGGCGGCTCAATGGGAGGCGAACCCCGATACTGCCTGATGCTGTAATAGCTGAAATTCAACTACTATGCAAGAGGTGTGCCATTTACCCGCGTTTCTCGCGCCTGTATGCAACAACCTTGCTATAATCCCCCGTCTTTGCGGCCTCTTCGCGCAGCCGCTCCAGCGTCCCGTCAACCGTGGCAGAAATACCGGTTGTGCTGCTCGCCATTTTCTTTTCAGGCGGCGGCGCACCCTTGGTATTAACCTTCAATGATAGCTCCACTTCGGCAACAGCATAGATAAAATCGGCAATGTTTGTGATCGCCGCCAACTCCTTGGCGCGCTTAGGGTTCTTGCCGAGGGCATAAACCAGCAGAGCGGGGTTTTTGGCGACCTGAATAGCTGCCCCTTGCTGCGTGACGCTGAATGTATCCAGCACAGTGGATTCAACATCATCATAATCGCGCACCTTGAGGGTTGATTTGCCTTCCTCATATTTCTTGAGCTTGGCCTGCCACTCTTGATCCTCGCGTTCCTTTGCGGCTATCTTGGCCTTTTCTTCTTCATCAACCGCGCGCCTGGTATCATACCACGCCTCTAACTGCTTCTCGAACTCAGCCTGATCGTAATCACACCCTTCCAGTGTCGGCTTCGCAACGATCTTGGCTTTAACCTGCTCCCCATTGGCCAGCGCCTCAAGCTCCTTGATCCGCTTGTCTTTCTCGCGATTGGATTTGCGAAGATCATTGACCCACGCCGGGGCTTTCTCCTGCTCTTCCGGCTCTTCCTCACCGATCTGAACGACGAGTTGATCTTCTTCAGCATATTCTACGTCAGTCTCCGTTTCGACAACGGCAACAACTTCTGCTTCGATCTCGGTTTCTTCAACCTCCGGCGTTTCGGTTTCATCAAGCGGCATAAATTCCCCTGCGTCTCAGCCGTCTTTACAGGGCGGCTGGCTCCCTGATCTCTTTCATCGTCTTCAATGTATCGGCGCGCTCGCCGTCAGTTTGTGCCAGGATAAGCCCTGTCTTAGCTTCGGATTCACGGGCTTGCGCCTGCGCCTTCTCAGCCTCACTCATCAGGTAAAGATCATTCGGATTCGGCTGCTGGTTCTGAGCCGCTTGCTCCATTGCCTCACGCTCTTCGTCATTCGGCTCAAGAACGCCCATTGTTACCAGCTTCTTACGGTAATATTCGCGAACATCGGAAAGCCCTTCACCTTCCATGTTCATCAGCACCATCGCCTGCAATATCTGCATCGTCTCAGGATCAGTCGTCACGCCCATCATATTGGTCAGAGAGCGGACAACCGCTTCGCGGCGCGTGGTGAACGATGGCCCTACATCAACAACGGTATCAAAATCAGCCTTCGTTAGATCGTTGGCGTTCACCAGTTCGCCGGTCTTGGCGTCTAGCGTCGGCTTCATCATCTCGACAGATTCAATGTTACCGGCCTCGCCAACCGACTTCATCTTGCGGTCTTGCTCAGTGTATAAATCCTTGGCCATCGACAGCCAAACTTCACCACAACGCTGCATCGACTTGGCAAAATTAGAGAGATAGATAAACGCCTGCATGTCAAGGCGCTGCTGCACCAACTCCACAGCCTTGCCGGACATGTTAGGCTCAAGCTTCTCGCCATCCTGCTGCCTACCAAGCACCTCGGCAAGATCAGCCTCGGTCAACTGAAGCAATGCGGCCATTGCAGGCGGGATTTGCGGCGATTTGGTATAGGCAACAGGCCCGGTCGCGATAGGCTGTCCGTCTGGCCCTTCCATGAGATTACTCAGGAGGTACGGATAATTCTTGACGTTATCCTCTTGCCACATGACTTGATGGCCCGCGATCTGCTCAGGATGGAATATCGGCTTTTCCACACTCGATAGCGCGCTGATCTCGGCAAGCTTGGACACTTGCATGTTCTTGAGCCGCGTCGGATCTTTACCGAGGCGCACATGGCCCATGCACCGCTCGATATTATCAATATACCAGCGTTTCGCGTAATAGGGGATGATCGGGATATGTTTGCCCGCGATATATCCACAATCTTCAAGGATTTTCGAGCCAGACATAAGATATTTATGGCATTTGCGGCGCTTTACCGTCTTGTCGCGCACCTTGACATAGCCTTGCTCACCTAACAGGGCTATGGCCGCGTCAATATCATCCGCCATATCATCAAGCTCGTCATCGGTATGCTTGAGCTTTTCGCCATCAAGGCCGACGAAGTGATGAACCGTCTCTTTCACTTCCTCGATGCGGTAATATTCAGCGATGTAGATAATATCAGGCGTGGACCAATCGAAGATATGCGCCCGTGTGTTCTTGGGCCACGATGCAGGATCGTCATCATATTGCGCGATATATTCCTGCCGCGTGATCGAGGATACAACCCAGCAATGCTTGGCATCCGACTTGTCCTGCCGCTTGGCGTCAAGGTCGAAGAATACCGATGTATCAGCGTCATAGATCGGCTCGAACTTTATGCGCTGGCGTTCATCCTCATCGTCTTCTTCATCCTCATAGCAAGCGCGAAGCCGCCATGCACCAAATCCGCCACCAAGCCCTTCCTCGAATGCATTATCATACGCCTCATTGGCGCAGCTATCCTGCTCATCAGCGCGGTAAAGACCATCGCAGACATCGGCAAGATTGTCGTCGCCGGTCCCGTCTTTCGATACAAAATCAACACTGATACGATTGTTGCGATACTCAGAGACAATCCGCATGATCGACAACATGAGCTTGTTGATCTCGATCTTCGGCTTATTCTCGAACATCTCACCGAACGAGCCTTCCCACATAGCTCCGGGAATGGAGTAGAAACGTCGATCTTCGACACACTGCTTACGCTCTGGTGCTTGCGCAGCCTGTACGCGGTCAAACAGTTCACGCGCTTCTGCATGGATGCCTGCAAGCGTGTCTGCTTTGGATTGCCGCGCCATCATTACCCCTCGTTATGCAAGACACATGCCAATATCATTGTTTGATCATATTGGCAATCATCGGCCCTTCAAGCGTGTCAGCAGGCTATCGCCTGTTTTTAGTGTCGCCTGCGTGTTCCAGTAATTGCACCAGAATATCGAAGCTATAATCGCTATATCGCCCCATGTCATATCATTCTCCTTTTACCATTTGCTGACCATCGGCAGGGGGACGAATACCGTTGTCTTTTTACCAGCCATCGCCCGCCTGGCACCCTCCACCGCATACCGGAGCGCGTCAATCACATGGTTATCCTTGTCTTCAAGAACACCAGTCACCTGCCCTGTCAAGCTATCCACCTTGTAGCTGTAGTGCGTCAATTCATCAATCAACCGCTGACACCGCGAATGCACAATCATGTCATAGCTTTTCAGGAACTCGACGCCTTCCTCGACGGATCGCGCCCCCTTCAATGCTGGCGCAATCTTTGGGAAACCGCTCTTGCGGAGGTGGCTAATTGTCTCAGGCCGCGAACTATCCGCCGTAAGCCAGTATTTTTCAGCATCAGGGATTGTCATGAATAACTGAGCAAGGTCGGTTATCTCGATCTGCAAACCCCAGGCCTCGTAATCCACAAACAACTGCGTCCCGTCGATCCAGCACCGCACGGCGCAAGAGGGGTCGATGCTGAAACCAAAGTCTGCTCCTAGCCGGTATTCGACATTTTGCGGGCTATCGAAAGCCTCGACCCGCCAGTTCTTGAACACCCTCGCTTCACTGTTGCGCCGATATTCGCCGCGCCAGATATGCAGATACTTGTCATAATCCCGTTGCCGGTCGAACTCCATTTCAGCGCGCAGAACATCAGGGAACCAAGGATTGTCATCGTAATTGACCGTGCGGACTATGCTGTTCGGCGGGACGTTCTTCATCGCCATAACATCAACCGGGTCCGTCGCGAGATCTGGATTATATGTCCATATCAGCCTGGACTTTGGCGCGCGGATGGTGGGAATAAGCGTGTCAATACTTGACTGGCTAAACGCCTGCGCCTCTTCTCCCCAGAATGTCGTGACACCTTCAATCGACTTGATCCCGTTCGCGTTCCCACGAATGCCCGCGAAGATAAACAGGCTATCGTTCGGCCCGCGTATCTCCGTCTCTGTGCTTTCGAACGCCTTACGGACGCCAAGCCTGTCTATCTCATCGTCTAGTAGTCGCTTGACCGAGTCCTTGATACTCTTCTGCACCTCACGCCCGCATAACACCCGTTCGTGGCGCTCCATGCTTTGGAGGACAAGCCCGGATGCTACAGTGCGGCTCTTGGCTGCACCACGACCCCCACGCCAGAACAGGTGCCTGAAGTCCTCCCATAGATCGGAGGCATAAGACGGGAGATCAATCTGCTTTGTCGCCATCGGGCTTTACGAGATTGACTGCGAAGCCAGTAGGGAGAGGATTTTCAGGGTCAGAGCCGAGAAGTCGCGCATCCCTCCACTCCTGACTACGGCGGTTCTTGAGCCAGAATATTGCCGCCGTGACATCTGGAGCTATCTTTGCTCTAAATGGGGCATACACCGGCTCAGCCGCTTGAGCGGGCATGAATATTTTAACTTCATCCTGCTCGTATCCGATCGCTCGTTGATACAGGCTGCGCTCCACCCGATTGTCAGCAACTTCCTTGCCAATCTTTAAGGCGTCGCAAAATTCAGGATGGACATGCTTCCATCTATGGATGGTCGAGACATGAACATCAAAAAAATCGGCTATTTCTTGATCGGTCGCGCCAAGCTCAGAAAGCTTAACAACTTGCCTTGCATAGTCATCACAATAGTCAGTTGGTCGTCCTGCTGGCATGGTTCTTGCTTATCCCTTTTCCGCGCTTGTGTCTAGTCCATGCTCATTATCTACCCAATCCTTGCGCGCTCCTGCTCTGTCTCGGTCATCTCATCCCCCCATGCTGTCCGGTGTCATGGAAACAATTTGACCGCCTGTTCCTGTATCCAAATCCGATGCTAGGCAAACGGCTTCCAGCGGCCCCTTGCCAAGCTTCATGGCAGCCAGCGCATATGCACCACCACTGCCAGCCACAGCAGGCGTCGGAACGATAGCTATGCGTCCCTTGCCTTCCATCGACCGGCACACTCCATCAGCGCCAAGAATGAGCGCCTCGAAGTTATCGCCTAGGTCGATGCTGGTGCATTTGCCGTTGAGAAAATCAACAGCCTCGTTCTGGACCCAGATCGTTCCGGTGAAGCCTGCGACCCTCCCGTCATCAAGGCGCACCACTTTCGGGAAGTCGTCGCAATGGATCATGCCGTCACCTGTCACGAGGCCATCGCCCGCGATATGCTTTCCGTCACATGCTATCGTCGTCATATCCCTATCCTTTCACGCTGGCCGCACATGTGCGCTGCCCACACTCTACGCAGCTATTGAGATTTACGCGGGCTGTCATTTTATTCCCCTATGCTGGCGTGGTGGCCAATTTCTCTTAGGTAATCCTCGCCGAGAGTCTCCCAATCAAACGTGTCGCGGAAACTGCCACACACATGATCCCGCGCGGTGTATGGGTAGTCTGGCGGCGGCGTGTAGCTGCTCCAGCTAATCCCCATGCTTTTGAGGACGTCTGCACCAGAAACGATAGGAGCCAATGTGCATTGACCACTATCGCCCATCTCGCTAGCCCAATGATCGCACCCCGCGCAGCAAGGACCATTCTTCCAAAAAAATGTGTCGCACCTCTGCTGATACCGGCGCTCAAATTCAGCGTGCCTCCTCTCCTTCATTGCCTCGATTGAAATGAGACGGCGGCGCTCAACTTCGTCGGGATGGAGATTAGTGAATTTTGTCATATCCCTAGCCCTTCACGCTGGCCTGACATGTGTGATGTCGTAGTCATCGTCCATGTTCTTGCGGTGGTGTCCCCATTGCATTTCTGCGGCTTTGTATGGCTGCTTGGTTTCGTATCCGTCGCGGAACCAGCAGTAGTAAAGCTGCTTGGTCTTTTGTGGGCTGCGGCCCTTTGTTTCGATCCAGTCCATGTCATGCGGGCATGCCAAGATTCATCAGGGCGCGCGCCTTGCGCTCTAGCTTCGTCAATTTCTCTGGCTCCCAATTCATGTATTCGATGCGGCGACCCTCAAGGACGGTCTTGATCTCGTCAGCCAATGCCCCTTCGGCAAGGCGGCGCACAAGAGTTTCGGAACCGTCTGAATTTTTCTCCCGGTCGACATAATACCAGCGGTTTAAGCCGATCCTGGCAGCCCACTTGTTATGATCCCAACACCATGCGCGAAGATGGCCTTCGTCGGCCTCTACCGGCGTTCCAGTGTTAAAACTGTCAGTGAGCCTGCCCATAACTTCCCTCAATCAATCTTGAAAATGACTTGTCTTGCAGGAGAAAATCGAAATCAGCCTTCCAGCCACGGTCATTCTGACCGAGGCAAAACGGGGAACCGCGAATGTTAGCAAACGCTCGCTGCCAAAGCCTGATGTCTGGGTAGCGCTTAAGCCGGGACGCAGCTTTCTTGCGCCGCGCATCGCTCAGCACGAGAACCCTTGGTAATCCATTCACCTCGGCGAACGAATTCCAATCTTCCACCAATTCAGAAACTGTCAGGGGCGCGTCGTCGCTCGGCGGCGACTTTACCTTTGACTGGTTCTTAACTGTATCCCTTACTGTATCCGTCACCCGTTTTTGGGAGTCTTCACCCTCCCGTTTTTGGGAGTCTTTATTTCCGTTTTTGGGATGCTTCCGTTTTTGGGATGCTTCCGTTTTTGGGATGCTTTCCAAATTGAGTTTATAAACCTTGATCTGCCCAGACCGTCCACAGCGTTTGCCGGTGTCGGCAATCAACTCCATCTCTTCTAGGCGGTCTATGGCAGCGATGGCGGTCTTTGGGTTCATGTCACCAAAATCTGCTATTGCTGCATTGGATGGATAAGCCTCCCCGGCCTCATTGGCGTAGTTCGCCAGTGCTAGAAGCACCATCTTTGAGGCAAGATTACCGGGACGCTGCTTGGCGGCCCATGCGAGAGCGTCAAAACTCACCCGCGCCCCCAGATTATATTGCGGATGGCGCGGTCATGTCTTGCCCATTCCTCATCAATCTTAACCCTGATCTCAGCCTCTCGTGCGCCATAAACAACCGTGCTATGATCTTTCAGCCCCAATGCTGTGGCGATCAGGGGGGTGCTTTTTGTTGTGGTCGTTCTGGCGATGTGCATGGCTAGCTGGCGCGGCCAAGCGTAAGCGCGTTTGCGCGATGGACCGCAAAGTGTAGACCGATCGATGCCGAAATACAGAGACGTAGCAAAAACGATCTTCGCCAGTGGCGCAAAGGTCCCCGGCGGTCGGTACCATGAGGGCCAAGGGGTCATGAGAACACTTCCTGATCCCACCCGCCGCCGCTCTTTTTCGGGAGCGCGCGAATAGCGATAAACTGGAAAGGATAGATGTCAGCAGCGACCTTGATCTTTACTCGCGCGTCATCGGTCC